TTAAATAATTCCTAAAGACATAGCAATTAAATAAAAAGCACTTTTTTTCTTTCTATAGAAAGTATCTCTGGTCATTAATAAGTTTGTATAAATATAGTCGTCCTTTAGCTTCTTATTATTTAAATATTTCATCTGAATAACACTATATTCATCTTTATCCAAGCTATTTTGCAATGTTCTCTCTATCTGTCTAAGCTTCATTTGATTCACTTGTTTTGTATCTAGTAATTCCGTAAACAAGGTTACGCCTGCTCTTTTTTGTTCTAACTCATTCTCATAACACACTTTTAAAGCACAATAACTCTTTAAAATACTAACAACTTCTTTTTGAATTTTCTTTTCTGTTTCCCTATCGATTGTTGAAAATAAACGTACCTGTTTCAAAAAATTATCCACCTCACATTTTTATTTTTTATCGTCAGCAAAAATTTGCTGCTTAATTTCCGTTACATCTTTAGATATGGACCCAAATGCTTTCGCCTGTTCTTCAATTACTTCTTGGTTTTTTTGAATGACTGCTTGATACTGTGCTTCACGTTGTTCATTCTTTTTTTGCGTAGTAAAAAGCATCCACACAAATAACGCTGCGAATGCACCTTGTTGAATCATCGAATTAAAAATTTGCTCTTCCACTGTTTTCACCCTTTCTTTAGTAAAATAAGCCGCCCTACAGGACGGCTTTTGTCTTATCGAATCCAACGAATAACTTTTTCGTCAAATTCAATCCAACCTTTATCTTTAATGTAGATCCAATTATCATCACGTAACTCAACTTCCCATTGTCCAACGCCCACACGATCACGGATTCCGCTATTGTAATTTGCATGGTGATAGCATTCTAATCCATTCCAAGTATTCCAAATAACACCCTTACTTTTTCCGTCTTTTTCAATAAGGACTGCTGTTTCAGGTACCCAATTATCATTTGCTATTTTAAACCAGAAACGTTTTCCATCCCATGCGTTTGCTAAATAAACATGTCCACTACCGAAAGGGATTTTACCAGCTACTTCTGCAAGTTCATTGGGATTCTTATACACCCAAGATTGACGTTCTACGCATCTTAACCAACCTAAATTGTTTGTTTGCCAATCAGGCGGTAACGAAACATTCTGACGTGTATCCACATCCGGAATTGGATTATTATCTCCTATATCTGCAAGTTTTCCTGTAACCACTTTAACAATTGCTTGTGCCACTTTATCAAAATTACGTTCATATGCATCCATGTTTCCTTTATGACCTAAAAACGCTACTTCTATTAAAATAGCAGGAGCATTTGTACCATTTAAAACAGCTAACTCTTTTCCTTCTTTCGGACCACGATCACGAATTCCCATTGCTGCCGCAACCTCTGCACTCATTTTTCGTGCTAACTCAGATTGGTCATAATACCAAACTTCTGTCCCACCAACTTCTGATGCGCCTTGATTAAAATGAATTGCTATATCTAAACGACCAGCTTTCGGATGACTATTACAATTCCTAATAATATTCGCAAGATTTTGTTGCTGTGTTCTTCCGTCTTCATCAGTTGTATCAACACAATTTTGACCAACCTGTCTTAGCAGCTCAAGAACACGATTTTTAACTCTTCTAGTCTCAACTTCCTCTTTATATCCATTCGCACTTGCACCAACAACATAAAAGTTATGTCCTGCATGGACAGTAATTAGGTTATACATTACTCAACATCTCCTTTTTTATTAATATATTCAGAGCTCGTCTTATTGCTCTTACCAAATAAAATTCCAACAGCATTTGTTAATGTTGAAGGTAAAGGGATGCCCATACTTCCAGCATTTTCTTAGATTGATAACAATTCATTACCCATGAAGAAGAAAATGGTCGCCTCACGGATCGCATGCAATATCTACTTGAGGGGCTACTCCAACCAACAAAAAAAGCACCACTTTTTTTGCGATGCCTTTAAACCCAATTTCACTTTTTAATTCTCCAAGTATAGTTGCGGCAATCATTCCTGTAGCGTAATCAATAATTGCTATTGTGACTAAAACTTGTAATGTCAAATCCCATCATCCGCAAAAGCCACCGAATGCGAATATGAGTGTTTTCATTAATACATCAATACGATCCATCTTTTCACTCCTTTAATAAAAATAAAAAGCCTGCTATAAGCATGCTTCGTTTGGTTATAAAAGCCGTATTTTATTCAAAAATAAAAGCCTTACTTATTCGTAGACTTTGGCTTCAATTTCTCATTTTCTACTTTTAATTTTTGGTTTTCCGCTTCTAGTTCGATTACTCGTGCAAAATAAATGTTTTTCTCTCGAATAGCTTCGTTTAGTTGTTCTTCCACCACTTTTGCGTAAACTTCTGCGCTTGCTGTTATTTTCATCATTAATCTCCATTTCTATTTGATTTAATCTATTATCGGTTTCTTTTACATATTTTTGTAATGCTGCAACTGTAATAGTTTGTAGTGGATATGAATTAATACCGTTTCTTTCCGTATCTGTAAATTCAATTGGTACGTCATCTGCATAAAAACCAATTCGTTTTTGAATGTCTCCTAGTGTCGGGACTGATTCCCCATCTTTCCGGCTTTCTCTCATTTCATATAACTTTTCCATATCGGCTTTAAGGAAATATTCTTTGGGCTCTAATTGCATAATTTTTTCCAAAGGATCAAACGAAAGTGGTTTACCACCCATTTTATATGCTTTTTTAGATGCGATTTTAAATTCAGATGCCATAACGCCCCAATGTGAACTTGCTGGTCCATTCATGACTTGTAAGTACCCATTCATTCCGGAACCGTTACGCAAGGTTACATATTGTAGTACTATATCAGTTTCGCCCCACGGAGAAGCCTTAATTTCCATTAACTCCTTACCACCATATTTAAATGAAGAATAGTCATTGTGAACAATAAGTCCATTTTCACTCCATTTTTTCGCTTCCATAATCATTCGCTGATCCAGATTTCGAATTGTTCCACGAACTCCACCATAATTATCTCGTTTAATTTCTAGGCCTTCTGCTGTTACCGCTGCGGTTAAGCTTTTTTGATTCCAACCAACTTCTATAAATGGTTCATTATCATAAAGCGGACTGTTACCACCTGCTGTAACGTATTTTCCGCTTGCATTATCTCTTACCGTAAATCCTTGTGCTCCATAAGATGCATTTTCATTACCAACCGAAAAATAGGAACCTCGTGCTTCTGTTTCCATTTCATAACGTATTTTTCCATCCGATCCATATGTTTTAGCATATAGAACGCCGCCTTGTAACCCTGTTTCAAAACGAGTAGTTTGTCCATTCATACTTGATGGTGTGGTTTTCCATTCCGAAAATATGTTACCACCTGCTGTCATTTCTGCTTTTTTATTCTTATCATTCGGATCAATCGCTCGAATGGTTATACCTTCCAATAGTTTACTAGCGATGGATTCCGATGTAACAGCACCTTTTAAGTTGATTCTTTTTGCATCTAATTGAATCGTTTCTTTAGAAATGTTTATGGTAGCAATAACATTTCCTTCTTTAACAGAAAGATTGATATTTCTTTCAGCAATGTCAATACGAGATTCCATTGTTTTTACATACGCGGTTGCTGCATACTTCCCATCGGCTTCTACTCTCGTATATACTTCTGTCTTTTTAGCAGAAAGTCCAATACCCTCTTCATTGATTTTAAGCCTATTATCAATTTCAGTTGTTTTCTGGTTGTAATCTGCCTTAGCTACTTTGTCAGCAATTTGTTGCAGATATTCCTCACGGTTTTTATCAACGGTATTCTTTAAAGCTGGAATTTGAAACCCGCCAACATAATCTTGAACTTGATTGATAGTAACTTTTGCTTCAATTAATTTTGCTTGTTGATTTAATTTAGAATTTGCATCAGTAATTTGTTTACCTTGGTTCGCAGTGGTTTGCGCAAGTTGCGAAACAGAATTAGAAAGACCATTTGCCGTTTGTTCCACAGTAGTCATACGTTTTTCAAATCCAGATTGACTGTTTTGGACACCTGTTACAGTAGTTTTAACGCCTTCCACACTCTTCTCAATCTCTGTTGCTTTTTTAGTAAATTCAGCATTTGTTACTTGATTTTCTGGAGCTGGTGTCCAGTCTTGCGGTTTATTACCTTTATACAAAGCAACCCATTCCACAACAGATTTTGTAGTGTTACTTGGAACGTTATACAAACTTAACTTTCTTTCGTTTCCACTTGTTGCTGCTACAGCTTTAAAAGTTACATAGGTAACTCCATTCGCATAAACACTTTCTGCATATCCAACATTATTTGAGGCGCCGTTTTGCCAAATTCCAAATTTCTGGCCTAGTGGAACGCTACCTTTAATTACAAATGTATATTCCTCACCTGCAGAAAAGTTTTCAGATAGCGTATATGGGTTAATTAAATAGTCCGTTTTTTCGTATTTAACATTTGAATCTAATAAAAGGTTACGACCTCCGGCTTTATCATTATTAACTTTCGTTTCTACACTAGTTAACTTTTCACTGATCTTACCTGCTTGTTCTTTCATTTCAGTTGTAGTCTTTTTAAGTGCAGAAGTATCAGACTGCACATCGAAAATCTTCTTTTTTGTACCTTCCACATTTAACTCAACTGTATTTATTTTATTACTAACCTCACCATCTTTTTTAGTTAATGATTCAATAGAAGTTTTAAATCCACTAGAATCCTGTTCAAACTTAGTTACCTTCTTATCAATTTCACCTTGTTTATTTTGTACATCGGAAATCGTACGGCTAAATCCTTGTAAGCTTTCCTTCACCTCATTGACTTGTCCTGTTGCTTGATTTTGCGCTTCTTGAACCTTTTGGTTTAACTCTGTTTTTGTGGACTCAATATCTTTATTAACTTGCTGTAACGTTTCATTTTTTATTGCTTCTACATCAGCGATGATAGGATCCCACGTTTTACCGTTCCATTTCTTTAAAATGCCTGGCTTACCTTTTGATGTATCTAACCACAATGACTTCCCAGCTTCTAAGTAATCTGTCGGAGGTACCTTACTTTCAACAATAGTTGTTTGAAAGTTTTTTTGATTTTCTTTTACTAATTCAGCAAGTTCTTTTGCTGCTTCGCTTTCTTGCCGTATTTCTTCAACTTTTTCTTCAGTAATTTTATTAAGTCGGTCCGAATAATCATTAGATTGTTCTAATAGCTTTTTATCCAATTCTTTTACAACAGATAAAATGTCAGAAGTCCATTTCTTTTGTTCTTCTGTACGATCCACCAATTCATCACGCTTGTTGCTAAATTCATAGACATTTGGCGTTTGTTCAAATGGATAACGTCTACGTTTTACTACACGTACATCGAAATCCATATTGTACTTATGATGTTGTAGAATTGCTTTGTCTCCTACTTTAGGTTCATTTGTATCATCAAAACTAGCTTCCTTATGATCTACCGTAATAGAAACAATAGGAATATCATTAACAGCTTCCTTACACCTTTTTAACGCTGTTTCCTTATCTTTAATTTTGTCATCTTCAATATTTTCAGCTTGTCGATGACGAATGAGTTCTGGCATTTGGTATTTCAGTGGTGACTCATAATAATATTGAAATTGCGAACCGCCACCTTCTTCTTCGCTGGGTGTATGTCCTAGTAACAAAACAGAGAACGAACAATCGCTGTCATCGGTTGTCTTCTCGATCGCATTCACATTGTATCCGAACTTGTATAATTTATCTGTTGTTTTTCCAATACGATCCGCAAAAATAACGGTCATATTATCAAAAATACATTCAATATCATATCGTTTGATTAAATTCTGAATCATGCTCATTCTATTTGCGCCACCGAAATTCTCAAAATGCACCTGATTCTTTGGAGAACACTGATTAATATATTTAAAATTACTTCCTTTGAAAGTATGAGTAAGCCCTTCTTCAATAGAAAGATATCCTGTAATTTTTTGTTCTTGTGTTTGTCTAGACAGTTCTGCACCAACTTGAATCGCATCACAATCCTTAAACCCTAATTCGTTTAATTTATTTACTAATAGAATGTAATACTGCCCTTCAAAAACAAGTAGGTTTCTGTCCTCTACATATCCAAATACCCTTTTATTATTTTCTGTATCTGGAACCTCAAAGCGAATAGAGGACGGTTCATTTTTTCCCTCTATCACTTCAAATAGATTCATATCTACGAGGTGAAACTGATCGCCTGTAGAAAGTTGTTCGATTTTTGGTCTTTCCACTCGTTTCATACCTTACCAACCCACTTCTAACACATCGAATTTATTATTAAAATCAGAACCATCTTTCACAAAAGAACCTCCTTTGCAAATTGCTGAAATTCGACCGTCTTGTAAATTTTCCACACGAATTGTCCTTGCCTGCACTTCAGAAACAATAGAACGGAATGTCTTTTTATTTCCACCACCTATTGCAATTTCTCCTATATGTAAGTCTGCTCGTGAAGCCCAACCGACTTTATTATTAGATTGCAACATACCGCCATGAAGTGCCCAATCTAGAGTGAAGTAATTCCATACACCATCTTCCCAACATCCTTGTACATCAGGATTCACAATGCGTACGCCCCTGCCATAATCAGTAGTAATACCTTTGTTACACGCTCTTATAACCGGGTTAATGATACGTACATTTTCATAACGTGGCGCTGCATCGCCATCCTTACTTTTAAACCAAATACCGCGTGATGTTTCTTTATTTTTTCCATTCCGAACATTTACGCCTTCAATTGTAAAATCTTCGCAAACATCATTTAATATTTGGAAAATCAAACCATTCCCTATATCGTTTCCGATTATTTTTTCTGTTTTGAAATAAGAAACATTATTAAATAATCCAAGCTCTTCTGATACGTTTTCAGCTTGGACATTATAATTTATATTTTTATGAATGATTTTATCAATAGGCGTAATTTCCACAAATCCTTTTTTTACGTTTTTTAATTTGAGGTTTACGGTTATGTTGTCACAAGGTGTAAGGTCGTAAGGCTTCGTATTTTGATTTGTGAGCGTATTTTTATCATTGAATACATAAAGCCCAACTGTTGCTCCTACGGATGTCGTAGCGGTACAGTCTGCTGATTCTATATCTATTTCTACATCTTTCACAGCGTTTAAAACGACATATGATGGTGATTCACCACCATTGATAACTTTCGTATCAATTTTTATGTCTTGGCAATGAGATAAAACAAAGGTTTTTGCATCTTTGATTTTTTGTATATCGAACTTACCACCTTTAAAGGTAATTCCCCGTGTTTTATCATACCCACCGATATTCACGGTGTCTTTATTATTAAAAAATGTGGTGCTTCCTGCTTTTAAAACAAAAATAGCATTCGGATCAGCCCGAATACTAAGGTTACTTGGGATATTTAAATCACCAATCGTATATTTACCTGCGGGAATATCTAATGTCTTACCTTCCGATTCATCTAACGCTTTCTGAAAGGCTGCATTATCATTTCCATAATACTTTACACTGTTGTAAGGAATCATGGAGCGGATTGCAACCTCTAAAGAAGTATGAGCACCTTTACATTGTTCACTTCTTGTTTAATATCATCATAAGCACCTTCAAAAGCCAATGCTCGCCATTCTGTATCCAAGCGCAAAAATAAGCGTTTGGTTGTCTTGTCCATAGCAAGGACTGAAACACCTGTCTTATTGTTAGCAACAAAGAACCCTACTCCTTCAGTGCTACTAGGTGGCATCCCTTTAGCTCCTGCAATATATCGGAAAAATCCTGATTTCCCTGTTAATTCGGTTACATCCGTGACTGACAAAGCGAGCCCTACATCGTCCGTTAACTTAACCTTTTGAAATGCATCTGTATTATCCAACTTCGTTTTCATTTTTTGGTTAAAATCACGTAATGTCTTTTCTCCTAGTCTTGCTGCGGTCACTTCATCAAAGTTAGAGGGTTTTGATGCAAGAAAATCTGTGATCATTTTTTCAACTACATTTAAAACATTCGTATCTCCATCTTGAATCATTTTTTCTAATGTTGTTTTATCAGTCCCATATCGTTCTAAGAAACTGTTAAACGTATCTTCTAAATTCATATGATTAATAGCGTTCTTGGTTATACCTTTATAGATTAAATCTACTTCTTCATTTAGCTGCATTCTTTCATCAGCATTCATAGGACTATTAATGTAATGTTTTCTTTCCACTTTCTCACCCCTTACAAGTAATAGAATTTCGAGTCAATTTCACACCAATGGAATGAAGAAGATTCGATTTTAATTTGATTAATACCCGGCGCAAGATGAATTTCTCCAGCATCAGCATGACGAACTAAATTACGGCCATATTCATCTTCAATATGAAGCCCTTTTATAACAATAATCCCCTGTGATACTGCGCTAGGATTATAAATAGTCAATGCATCATTTGTTGTGAAGTTAGTAATTTTCACATAACGTGGATCACATTTAATTCGCCATATAATATCGTGTTGCGATGGATTAATTTCCATCGTCCCAATATTTTTGAAATAGAACATTTTATCTTTGAATGTATAATCGTATGCATCATCCCATTCTAAACCCATGCCCCATGCAAATTTATTCGCGTCCCATTCTTTTACATCTGTTGATCTAAAGATACTTTCTCCAAAACCATCAGGTATAGAGAATTCAATAACAATTTCAAACATTAAAGAACCGGACGGACGATTAATTTTCATGTCTTCATACTCAACACGTCGTCGTATGCTCGGTTCTCTTGAATAAATAATATAAAAGTCTTCTAATCTACCAAATAGAGCGTATAGTTCATTTCTTTTTTCATATACGCCCTCAATATCCCCTGTATTCACAAGAACCCTTAATTGACACCCTCGCTCTGTATAACTTTTATTGTAATGACGAACGCCGAATTGCCCTTTCATCTTCATCTTGTCCGACTCTTTCCGAGGTGGATCAACTATTAATTCTAAAGTTTCAACATTGTAATCTTTTCTAAGGGAGCAAGTTTGTCCATTCTTAAATAAAAGTATTGTATCCTGCAATATTTATTGCCCCCTCTTTAAAAAGTTAATATTGTCTTCGCGATAATTTTCTTTTTTAACAACACGTTGAACTGTGCGACCATCCACGATAACCGGCTGATCTACTACAACTTGTACAATCATATCTTGTGGAGAAGTAGGAACGGGACCACCTGCATTTATAATTGGAACACTCATTGCCCCTGCTGCATTTTCACTCATAGCTTGTCTACTATTTGACATATTTCCATATACACCACTCATAACGCTTTTCAGCCCTGATAGTTGGCTCATAGAAATAGCCATCATACGGCTCATATCATTCATGAGTTGATTCATACTTCCAGTAGTGCCAACCATCGTTGCGGCAATACCTTCACCAATCTGTCCTAAAGTTTTTCTATTTAACGGAAGTACTGCTTCTCGTCCGGCTTCACCTGCACCTTGCAAGTTTCCACCATTCATTCCAAAGATGGTCGGTTTAGTGAAGATACCACCTTTCGCGCGCCAATCAATACCAATACCCGATGGATATTCAATATCTTTCCCTAAAACATTTCTGGTGCTAGTCTGCAGACTAAAGTGTGGCATTTTAGGCATTTCAGGTTTAGGAATTTTCAGCTTCAAATTATCAAAGAATCCTTTGATTTTATCAATGAATCCCTTCACCCCATCAACAGCCTCTCTTATCGGGTCCATAATAAATCGTTTAGCCGCATTAAATTTTTCTTGTGCTGCGTTTTTTACAGCATCAAATTTTTCTCGCGCTGAATTATACAGACTCTCAAATTTTTCTTTCGCTGAATTATAGGCTTCTGTAGCTGGTTGAACTACATATTGTTTCACCAAATTCCACGCCGTAAGCGTATAGGATTTTATAGATTCCCAATTTCCTAATATCCAGTTAGCTAAATCTGAAAGCTTTTGTTTTGTTGTATTCCACAATTCTTGAACCGGTTGAATGACATACTGTTTTATTAAATTCCATCCTGCTAGTGTGTAAGATTTCGCTAACTCCCACTGTGAACTAAGCCAAGAAACTAAATCACCAAACTTTTGCTTTACTAAAGTCCAAGTTTCCTGGACTGGTTGAATAATATATTGTTTAAATAAAGACCAACCAATTTGTGCTGCCAATTTTGCTAATTCCCATTGTTGACTTAGCCAATTTACCAATTCACCGATTTTTCCACTTACCCAATCATAAGCTTCCTGAATCGGCTGAATTATATATTGACATATTAAAGCCCAAGCGATTTGTGCCCCTGCCTGTATTAATAACCATCCTGCTTCTAAAACAACAGAAATTGCCGAAATAATTGGATCTAAGAATGTAAAAATAGACTGCCACGTCTCTACCCATTTCTGAAACAATTGCACAAAAAATTGTACCGCTGCGTCTACCATCGACGAGAACCAACTTGATACACTCTCAACCAAAGAAGACAGCCATTCTGCTGCTGTATCGACTAAAGAAGATAGCCACGAAGATGCTGAATCAACTAAAGAGGACCACCAAGTGGATGCTGTTTCAACCATTGATGATAGCCATGTTGTCGTTGCGTCTACTAGAGAAGACCACCAACCAGACACTGATTCTACAAGTGAAGATAACCAAGATGAAGCTGTTTCAACTATTCCACTCCACAATCCCACTAAATACTCTTTAATAAAATTATAGGTATCTATCGTCCATTTTTTTATAGATTCCCAATTTTTATAAATAACAACACCTAAAGCTACTACCAACGCAATAATAATAGGAATTATAGCAACAATACTTGCTGCTACCCCAGTGGCAACCCCTAGAGCTGTTGCCACTGCGCCGACTATACTCATTATTACTGAAACTATAGGAGCGAGCGCTAAAATAGCACCAGAAATAACCCCAATAGCAACTGCAATAGCTGCTAATGTGGCTGCTAATTTAGGGTTATTTGAAATCCATTCTGCAAATTTAGTAATAACATCCGCTACAACACTAAGAACCGGCTTAAGGGCTACTTGCAAATCCTGCATTGCTTTTTGAAATTTCACCGCTGGATTTGCATCTAATTTTTTCGTAGAATCTGTCAATTTCTCAAAATTCTTTTGAAAGTCTACTGTTTTTTCGGAAGCACCTATTAAAGTATTCGTTATATTTTGTCCTTGGTCTTCGAACATTGTTGCGAACACTTTCACTCCAACTTCATTTCTTTTAACCGGATCTTCTATCCCCTCAATCGCTTTAGCTACCTCCACCATAGCTTGCGACCCTTCTTTTCCACCTTTAGAAACAGCCTCTCCCCATTTTTCTATTTGTTCAGTTGCAATACCTGAACCATCCATTGCTTCTTTTAACGCTTTATCTGCGCCTTGAGCAAACTCAGTTAATTGAACTCGCCCTTCTTTCAATCCGTCTAACAGATTATCAATATTCCACGTGCCTGTCTCAACCCCAGCTTCCATAATTGCTTGTACTTCTTCAGCTTTAAAACCTGCTCGAGTTAATTGCCCTCCATATTCAGCGATAATATCTAATTGTTCAGGTGGAAATCCCATTTTCAATAAAGAATCAGCCATGCCAAGGGCACTTTCTTGAGATATCCCTAATTCATTTCCTATTTCATATGTTTCTTGAATTAATTCAGTAAAATCTATTCCTTCATAGGATTGCGCGATTGTTGCCGCTCCTTTAACTATAGATGCATTGGCTTCATCACTAATATCTTTATTTAAAGCCCATTGCCTACGTACACCAGCAAGTGATTCTTCAGCATCCACTCCATAAGCGGTTACGCCCCTTATTGCTTCTTCTACTGATTTTTTTGAAGACTCAGGAACATCAAAAGATATATCAATTTTAGTTTTTAACTTTGACATATCCATTGCTTTTTCAATTGCGGTTGCAATTCCCCCACCTGCTGCTAATCCGCCAATAACATTTTCTAACCCTATTTTCAGACCTTCAAACTTCTTCTCTGTTCTACCAGCCTCTTGTTGTAAATCTCTTAATTCATTTTGCACTTGCCGTATTGAGTTTCCGCCATCCACAGAACGAAGAGCACGTTGTAATTTATCAATATCTGTCCCCGCTCCTAATGCTTCACGACCAATAATTCCAATTGCTTGCTCTAACTGCTTACTTGTAGCCGTTCCATTTCGAATTGCATTCACAAGACGATTTCCTAATGCTCCTGCAAAATCATCAACACTTTTCCCAGTTGCGCTAAACAATGTTTCTAATTGCCTTGTGGAACTCGCTACATTATCTTGTTCAGCCTTCATATTTCCAAGCTTATTTTTCAGACCATTAAGAGACCCTTCTGTAAATTCAATCTCACGCCTGAATGCACGATACTGTTCTTCAGAAAGTTTACCGTTTTGAAACTGCGCTTGAACTTGTTGTTCCGCCGCCTTCAACTTATCTAACTTTTGTGTTGTATTATCAATTTGTTGTGTAAGTAACTGTTGTTTTTGGGCTAGTGCCTCCACATTACGAGGATCAAATTTTAACAACCGTTCAACATCTTTAAGCTCTTTAGTTAAATCATTACTTCGCTTATTTACATCTTTTAAAGCATTTTGAAGACCTGTGGTTTCTCCACCAATTTCAATCGTAATCCCTTTAATTCTTCCTGCCATTTTCTCACCCCTTTCTTAGAATGAATCGAAGTCTGTTTGACTTGCTTTTCTAACTTTTTCTTTGTCTGGATTCTCCATTTCAGCGAATTCAGCAATGTAATCTAGGCAATCGCCAACGGTCATTTCTTCTAAATCACCATGTGTTAAATTTGCTTTATAACAAAGAGCAAGGAACAACTCAGTGGTAAATTCTTCATCACTGAATGTCCCTTGCTCTCCATTATTTTTCTTTATTTTTTTTTTGCTCCCATAGTGACCTGAACTAATTCCATGATTTCAGGCATGATTTCTTCAATAGGGAATTCTTCAAATTCATCCAGCCAAGTCATAGGATCAGGAATACTTGGATCAGCCGTTTTAGCATATAACCACGTCAAATCATAAATAAGCTCAAAATCCACATTACTTAAATCTAAATTTGACACGTCAATAGGTTGTTCTGATCCATCTGGTGAAGTTAAAGCATTAATTGCTCCTAACCCCATCAAATCTGCAAATAAATTACGTCTGAATTGTGCTTTATATCGTTTAACTGTTGCTGCTGTAGCTTTTAATCTGACTTGTTTTCCGTCTATTGTAATTGTCTTTTCCATGTACTATTACGCTCCTTTTGGTAATGCAGGTACTTTTGTATAAACTTTTTTGTACCAATTATTATAAATTTCTTGTTTTGATTTAGTTGTAGTTTTCGTTTTAACCATGCGCTTTCCATTAATATCAATAGGGCTTGATACAAATTTAAGTTCATTTGTATTTGGCTCCGCTGAATTAGTTTTCGTTTTAGATGCAAGTGTTGGACGACTTGCTGAACAGTTAAACATAACGTGGCGTGTTGCTCGTACATCTCCATCAAATTCGAATAACAATGCAAATGGTTTTCCTTTCGCATCAGCTAATTCATTTAATACGCCGTCTTCTTCGTCTAATTCTTCTCCTAGTGCATCGACTGCAAATTGTTCTGGAATAGTCGCAATAGATAGCGTTCCATCATAACCTTGGTTATTACTTGCTGCATAGTAAAGCATGTCATCAGCGTAGAATTCAATTAAATCCCCTCGTGGATCAAACGTTAGTTCAACTGCACCTGGTAATCGAATCGGTGTACTGAAGGTAACCACACCATCTTTAATGTCATAGAGTGCATAGTGGACATTTTTCAGACCAAAAGCTACTTTGTTTTCATTCATTTAAATCAACCTCACTTCATATATTTTTTGATACATTTTTTCAGATTCAATAAAAGCCGCAAGTGAATCATAAGGAATCTCATGATCGTCTAGGACCTTTTCAAGTTTGGCCTCTGCTGCTAAATCCTTTTTAATTGTGTAAAGCTCAATAGTTAAATCGTTTACCTGGTGATAAACCTTGTTATCAGCCATTAAATTTGCTGATCCGTCAACAAGAAAACAAATATAAGGCGGTGTTGGAACTGGATTAGTTGGCGTTGCTGTGAAATGCGAATAAGCCACAGGATAACCTGTAGCTTCAAGAATTTTTGTTAGTTCTCCTAATGTCATTGCCCGACCGCCCTCTCGATACGTTTTGGCAATTCATCAATTACATACTCTTCAACTGGACGAATATGAACTTGTGCTGGAACTCGACCACCACCGACTTTAGCATGTCCCTTTTCTAAAAGATGCGTTAGTTGTCCTTGCGTATTATGGAGGACAACACCATTACCTTCTTTTTTCTTACGCCACCCTTTACGATAAGCACCTGTTTTTTTAGGGCTACCTTGCTTTAACTTACCGACAGCAATATCTCCCACTTCATCAATTTCATTTTCTAAGTTTTCTTCCACAACATTCGCATATCTTTGTAATTCTCTAGCAAGCTCACTCGCAAAATCATTCATATCAAGTATGCTCCTTTGCGATAATAGTCAATGTTTGATACATTTCATCATCATTCATTGGCGGTTCGATAATATCAAAGATACGACTCCTCATTTTAATTCGCATTAGTTCTGTAATACCTGTTGTATAAGGAATTACAAACCTATAAATTCTTGTAGATTGTGAAGCCGAAGCTTCAATGTACTCCGAACCTTTTACCGTTTTTATCATTGCCCACGCTTTTTTAACTTCTTGCCAATTATCTGTTTCAACTTCTTGATTCAAATCATCTTTTATTACTTCAGGTTGTTCAATGATAATTCGATTTCTACAATCACCTGTATTCAGTGGTTTCTTGTACTGAAAAGGACGCATATTAATCACCGTCCAACTTAATTTCTTCTAAAGCTTTTGCAATACCAAAACTATTAATTTCGGTTAAAAAATTCTTAGTAAAATACTCAAGCGCATCGTTATAAACATAACGAGAACGTTCAAAAACTAATTCTTTGAACGTCTCATCTTCGCTTATGTCATATGATCCACAGTCTTTTATTAAAGCTTTATTGGATGCAAATAGGATGCGTTTTAGGTTATCATCTTCATCATCACCTAAGTGCATCCTATCTTTAAATTCCTGTAATATTTCATTTGAAATTGTTGTTTTATCCATTCACATCATTCCTTATTTAGTTTCTGGAGTTGTCGGTGGTGTGAAAGAAATCTTTAAGTCATATACAAGAGCTGCTTTATTATCTTTTGGTTTACCATTAGCAAACTGTTTAATTGTATAAAGCGTAGCATCTTCAATTGCTAACGTTTGATCAAACTTTTTAAGCTTATATCCACCAGCAATTGCTGCAAGATATTGACCTTTTACAAAGAATAATGCTTTTCCAACTGGAACTTCTTCAGATTCAACAGTTTGAATGTTATAAGGTAATGCCATCACCCATTGACCGTTAGCAGTTTGAATTGTATTACGTGCTTGTACACCAATTGCATCCACAGGATTTACAACCATCACAATTTTATTTAATACTTTACGAGATTTGCCTTTTCCATCAACAGATAAAGCTTTTACTACTTCATAAAGCTCACCAGCAATTACTTCACCATGCTCAGATGGTACAAATGTTAATGTACCGGATGATTTTTTATCAGTAACTGCTCCTGTATTTGCATTTACATCTTTGATTAAACCTACAGGTTGATGTGCTACTGATCCGCCACCATTTACAAAACCGAATTCTAAACCTACAGAATACGATTCTACCAATAAAGTTCGAACATAACGTTCAACCCATACCGGTCCAAGTTCTAACATGTCGTTCGGAATAGCCGCAAATGCAGTTAATTTAAGTTGACCGATTTTTTCTTCACGGAACGCTGCATTTACTTGCCCTCGAATTTCACCAAATAACTCGCCCCATGCATATGCTTTTGTTGCATCAGAATAAATGAACTTAGTTACAGCCCCTAAATCTTGTAGACCTAAAGCATCAAGTAATGGATGTTCTGTTACTAAGTCTTCAAATACTCGTTCTTGTGTAGTCACCGGAAGAATTTCGCCATCTTTGAATCCGCCTTCTTGCACAACTGCATTGAAGAATTTTGTTTCTGCTGCCGTTAGTACATTTTGACCGCGTTGTTGAAGAATAGAACGATCTAACATTTCATCATTTACTTGATTACGGACTGTGTTAATTACATCCGTTTGCATTGCATCAAAGAAATTTCCAAAAGCAGTTGATTGTTCCTGTTCTGTACTTTCTGCACTTGTTAAAGCATCCGTTAATTTCGCTTTCGCGTTATTAAACGCTTCAGATTTATTAAATTTAATGACCATTATGTGTTTCCCCCATTTTTTTATAATTTTAAAAAGAGCCCTTTAATCCCGCTATTTTTTACAGGTGCAGGACTAGGCTCTCTTGATTGATTCTTATACTGATTTAATTCATTTCGCATTGATTGTATTTGAGCTTTTAATTGTGCAAGCTCCTCATCCGTGTTGTCTTCCACAGTTGTTGCAGTAGAAGTGGCAAAGCCGATTTCTACTGCTTCATTTGCGCTAAACCACGTCTCTTCATTTACCATATTTCGAATTTCTTCTCGCTCGACATTTGCACGAGTCATGTAAATATCAATGATGCCATCTTCTAATTTTTCGAGCATATCAGCTTCTTTTCGCATAAGTGTTTTACTGCCCCACACAATTGTTGAGGCCTCATGAATCATCATCATTGAACCTGCTCCCATTATTAACTCATCCGCTGCCATCGCTATTACAGAGGCTGCTGAACAGGCCCATCCATCTACATGAATTGTAACCTTTCCCTTGTGTGACTTTAAACGATTGTAAATAGCAATCCCATCAAAAGCACTACCGCCAGGGGAATTAAGATGAATAACTACATCGTTATTTCCTGCTGTTTTCAAAGCATTATCAATATCAGCAGCAGACGTAGATTCCCACCACCACGATTCACCAATATCTCCGTAAATCGTCAACTCACTAACTTCATTGTCTTCATCATGGACTGCAGCAAAATTATGCGGGATATTTGCTAACTGTTCATTATATTTCTGATTCTTAAAACCAAATTTACGCTTCATCTGTTTCATTTGCATTCTCACCTCCTTCAGATTGAGTTAATTTTGTATAGTTTTTAGTAATATGATGTGTATTTAAGTTAGGATCATCAGAAATTTCATATCCTACTTCTAATCTAATTTCATTTCCTGTAAATGCACTTGAAGAAATAAGTTTATCGATACTTGTCGCAAGATCAAATATACTTTGATAAGAAACAGCTTTAATTTCAATTTTTTGACCTAAAAGGTACTCTTCTTTTTCAAAGAATTTAACATTTGCTTCATCTGAAATCTTTTTTAATAATGGTTTCACTGTGAAAAGCATGTAATTTTCCGTTTGCTTCTCTACATCAGCCATTTCTCCATATAACAAAGCTGTCGGAATACCAAAAGCCATTGCTACTTGGTTTAAGAAGCCATTCGTAACTTTGTTTATTTCGTCCACACTTTGACCGGTGTTTCCGCCACCTGATGTTTCAGCGTATTTAAATCCTGGTTGTTGTGGAATGATAGCAACATCTTTTTCACCAATCGCTTTATACATGTTATCAATGAACTCTTGCAGCTTCGATTGATGTTCTTTACTCTTTGCAGCAAGCATGTCCATATCAACTGTTCCACGAATTTGATTTTTACGCTTTTGTGAGTTTAATATTCTACCAAATAAATCACCATAATCAGCAAACAGACCATCAATGAGTGGTGATAATTTATCATTCCGATATCTTAAATGAATGACTTCACTTTGTTTAAAGCTTCTTTTAAACTGATAATCCTTTATGGTGACATTTGTGAAAGTATCTTCAAACACAGCGTATTCATTATGTTCAAAGTCATCAGCAATAAGTAGATCACCATCATCCGCTTGTATAATCAAAGCTTCATTATCATAAATAAGTTTGTAAACGAACCGTTCCCAAAAGGTACTTGCTGTCATATTCTTATTCGGCCTAACATTTAATCGGTAATATAGCTCATCCTTTTCAAAGGTTCCACCGTTTTTCACTCTAAATTCTGACTGACTAATTGTTCTTCCTAAAAAAGAAATACATGTATCAATCGCTAGCCGTTTCATGTGAACTCTGTTCGTTTTTTCAATAAACATTTCCACATCAAACATAAAACCTAATTCACTATTTCTTTTAAATACTGCATCCAGCCATCCAATGATTATCACCCCCTTTATTAAAACTTAATACCATCTAACATAAAGTCGAATTCATCCGTAAGAATGTTATCCGCTTGCCATAGTGCATGAATGAAAGCTTGGAATCCATCCGTTTTCCTTTTGAATTCATCTTTTTTCAGGTACTCTTTGTTGCCGTCTTTTTTGATGTGGACGTAGACGTTGTTGGTGTACCAACGCATTAACGGATTATCACCAAAGATAATACGATTATTCGCAAATAACGTTTCAACTCGTGGAGCCAAAAGAGAATGAATTGCTTTCGGGTTACGAATATATAACAATATGAATCCTTCAGCTTCAAGTGCTGTTTTAACAAGATCAAGACGGAATGTATCAGCTACAATCGTATTAACCCCATATAACTCACGCATTTTTACAAACCAATCAACAATGTGAGAGATATTAATAACCGGTTCATCTAGAATAGTGAGTAAACCTTTCGCTTCCCATTCCTGGATTGGAGCTTTTAATTTCACTTTGTCTAAAAATCCTTTACGTACAAATGAATGACTTTTCCAAATGTAATCCTCACCATGTTTAAACAGTAGGCCGACCGATGCGAAGTCTTTGATGCTGGCGAAGTCGAGGCCACCCACAGCTACTTTGTGTTTTAAATCCGGAACTTCTCTAAGGGTTTCTCCATCTTCTTCAAAACCAGTGCGCATTATTTCTTCCCATGAAGCGACAGACTTTGTTAAATCTACTTCTGGTATATTCATCCTCTTAGTCATGAAATTTTCTCTATTAGACGGATCATTTTCTAGATTTTTATACTGACGCATAACTTTCTTAAACAATCCTCTAGCGTATTGACTCATTGGCTTACTAAACATCGGATTTGCTTTTTCCCACATATCAGGATTATCTACTTCTTCAGCATTATCAAGTTTACAAATAAAAGGAAATAATCTATCTTCTTTTTCCTTCCCTTTCAGGATATTCATAGCTCGCTCTTTCATTTTGTCAAGATAACCCTCACGAACAAATCCATCTGTGGTAATAAAAAATTCCCTAGAATTAGGAACTTTACCTAAACCACTAGAGAATACTTCTACAACATCACTATTTTCATATCTATGTATTTCATCATAAATAACACACCCGTCCCTTAACGAGTCTTTACTTCCTGCATTAGACGTATGAAATTCAAAAGTCGAACGAGTAGCCTTATTTGTTATCAATTGTTTTGTTGACACAAATAACTCGTCTAATATTTCATGTTTTTTATTCTTTTCATAAACATCTGTAAAGGAGGTTTTAGCCTGCCTTTCTGTATTAGCAACTACTGACACATTGTAGTGTTCAATGCCGTGCAATTCGCTAATAAAGAAGTGTGTCAATGCACTGATCAATCCGTTTTTACCAGCACCCCTTGCCATCATCCAAAAATGCTGATCAAAATAAACATCCTCATATTCATCAAACAAAAACACAAATGCTATTAAGAATTTTTGAAAATAATTTAATTTAAAATGCCACTTTTCTATAAAAGTTACACATTTATGAATTAAATCCATATCAAAATGTAAATCATTACGGGTTAATATATCTTGCTTTAAATAATTAATAAGCATGATACGTTCTTTATTTAATACTACTGTTCCCGTTTCATATAGCTCTATATATTCACTTACATACTTATGAACAATCATATTAAATCACTTGCCGAATACTTCTTAATTTCTTTTTTATTATTCCCTTCTGGCAACAAATCCGTTAGTTGTTTAATGACCCTTTGATATGATTGGTCACGAGTATTATATAACCGGGCAACAGGTCGCTCTCTTTCATACGGCTCTGTTTTATCAGATTGTGAGAACATTTCATAATCACCATTCTCAGATATATCCATCCACATCTCATTTAATAAAACTCGTAATCTTGCTGCCTGAATAATTAACCCTTCAACCACTTTTAATTTACTAGGTGGGATGTCTTTAAATAATCTTTTTAAACGATTTTTTTCTTTATTAACTAGTATCTCACGCTCATCAATATCCGCCATAATATCACCTCGATTCAATCATATTTTCATACTGGGTAGGGGTCCTATACGAAACAGCTTAAGAATCTGGAAAAACGACCCCCTCCTCCGGTGCCCCTTAGAGCAATTTTTAATGAAATATTTTAAGGGGGGTACTGTTTCTGAATCATTTTCACCACTTTTCATCGTGTTCCCATTTGTTGATTTTCTTTTTGAATGTTCTACCGTGTTCTTTGTTATGACAATCCACACAGACTGTTTCTAAATTGTCTATTTCTAATGCAAGTTCTGGATGATGTTCTAGTTCTTTTATATGATGGACAACGAGTTGAATCTTCTTACGCTTTGCACTCTCACTGTATTCATTCGTGTCTGTTTGAACACGACCATTTCGTTTACACTCTTGGCACTCATAGTTGTCATGCTTCTTCACTTGTTCTCGTATACTTTTCCACTCACCACTGTCATAGAACTTACGCTTCTGTTGTTTGGTTTTGTATTCCTTCATTAATCATTGCACCACCATGTTTACAATGTTTGCACTGTAATCCATCTTTCGTTCTAGCTTGTCGCCCAGTGTATCGCTCTTTGTGTCCGCATGATATACATCTAAACTGTACAAACCTCTTTGGTTTCTTTTCTTCTAATAACCCAAGAATGAATTTATTTACTACACTTTCACCAGCTTCTTTCATCTGGTTTGGCGTTGAATTATTAACTATCTCATCTAATTTATCTTCTAATTGTTTTAATAATTTGCTTTCATTATTATTAATTGCTTCCTCGCCTAATCCTTGAACGAATGCACCAAGGACAATCGCCATCTCAAGTTTAGTTAGTTGCATCTCTTCTTCTCTCCTTCCTCAATTATTCCACGGAATTGAATATCAAGACATTTTTCACAATAAAAACTTCCTAGTTTATTTTAAATAGCCTTTTCATATCTTACAAAATAACCCTATTTTTGAAAATTAATTAAATCCATAAAGATTTTATATACTCATAGTGCAATAATAAAAGATAGAAAGGAGGTGACATCGTGCATGCTATTAACAATTTATTCATGCGTTCAGTTCACTTCTTTTATGAACATTTTATCTTATACTTAATCGCCCTAGCTCTTAATGCAACATTCAGCGTTATGCTCATGGATTTTACGCATGATATCCCCACTAGTAAAGGAGCAATTGGCTACCTATTTACTAATCCTGAATATATTATCACCTCAATCCTACTTTCATCTAGTATTGGATTGGTATGGATAATACTTTCGTTTTTACCACTTGCGATTGCTTATGATAGTACAGATAAACTTGCTAAATTGGTTAGAATTTTTCTGGTGGCTATTGGAGTTGCCTTAACAATTACAGGATTCATGTTTATTTGCCGAGCAATCAGCTTTTTCGGTCTCTTAATTATTGGTGGTCTTATGGTATTCTTTGCCCTAAAAGCGATATCAGAAGATTAATAATCATCTTATTCTAAAATACTCAAAAGTAATTTATTCCTTATAATACCTTTTGGGTATTTCTTTTTATCTACCGCCTATGTAATTTTCACATTATAAAAAGAGCAACCATGTATCTGCTGCCCTTTTGCTAATCTCTTATTCTCTTACTCAAAATACGGTAAATGAAGTTTTACCATTGATAATAGAAAACACCCCTACCATAAAAGATAGCGGTGTATCAAATAGACAAGTCTTGTTCGTACGCTTCATATTTTTTAGTTTGGTTGTGAGGTTGTACGCCTCTTTCAATCGCTGACAATACATCACTCTCCTGGAGTTACTTCTATTTGTCTCGGAGTCAGCGATTGAAAGAAGAGCAAAAGCTCTCCTTAATAACGGTATCATTCAATCGTTACCATCTGCTGGTTTCGGATTTTATGTGCCGTCATTACGAACCGTTTAGAAATATAAGAACAACATAGTGAGTTGTGTTTTCCGCCACTTCTCACAATACAAATATATCACGTTAATTCCAAAACAACCGGCACATTTCCTGCCAAAAAGCGGTCACAACTCTGCCACTTATTTTCATATTCTTCTCTTAAGTATTTTATATCAATGACTTACCCATATCTTATATTGTGTGTAACTGCCCCCTTCGCTGAATCCCTTGGTATCATTGATTTCATTTAATTTTCTCTTTTGAGTTACACAGTACGAAAATTATGAGTAACTGTATAGGGATACCACCAGCATTTTGCAAAATAACCTACGCTATGTGGAAAAATAAAATAAGCTGCCCATATGGACAGCTTATTTACATAATTATCGTTACCAGAAGTAAAATTCAACTCGAAAATAGCTAATTTTATCAGTTGTGGAATGTCTGAAAAAAATCAAACCAATGATATTGTTGAGATCCTTTGGCAATTTCTTGCTGTGATGACTATCATAGTGACTTTTTCTCCATTTTCTCCAGCAACAACTATTAGTAGCTAATTACCATAAGGACTTATTTTTGAAATTTGCTATTTTTTAGAAAGTGTGTTAATTTAAGAAAGATCTATTTTTGTTTGGCTTGAGATTAAGAATAAATTTTGTTTTTCGTCTAAGGTATTTGAGCAAGGGTAGTAACATATGTGTGGGTATCCACACTAGGAGGCAACAATTATGGAACAAGGTAAAGTAAAATGGTTTAATGCAGAAAAAGGTTTTGGATTCATCGAGCGTGAAGGTGGAGAAGACGTATTCGTACATTTCTCAGCTATCCAAATCGACGGTTTCAAATCTTTAGACGAAGGACAAAGTGTAACGTTTGAAGTAGAAAAAGGACAACGTGGCCTACAAGCTACTAATGTTCAAAAAGCTTAATATTAGTCCATAAAAGACCCTCTTGTAGGGTCTTTTTTTGATTTTGTTATAACATTCCGAATACAACTTTTTAAGGGGATTTGGGGTGCTTAACTTTTAATAAAAAAGAAGATGTTAGAAATCATAATTTTAGCATTATGGGCTTTTTCTTTTAGTTTATCTTGCAATTATATTAGGAATACCAAAAACGGATTATATATAGTCGTAGGATTTCCAATCTTATTTGTTGGTGGACTTTTGATTGTGCATCTATTTCAAAATAAGAATGAAAATGGAAAATAACTTTGTTTGATTGTATATCTCATACACGTTTAGTTAACATAATGACCTATTATTAGCAATTGTATATTTGTTAAAAGCTTTTTGGGATAGTTACAATCCTATTGGGAACATTAATTTTTATGGAGGTGATTGTAATGAATAATAACAAACAACCAAACAAAACTTCTGTAGGAACAAATGCTGCATCTGCATCTAACAAATTTGGAACGGAATTTGCTAGTGAAACAGATGTACAAGTAGTAAAAAAACAAAATGCTCAAGCAGAAGCTAAAAAGAACCAACAATCTAGCCAACAATAAACTTAATAAACAAAGGATATTTTCCATAATCGCGGGAAATATCCTTTGAGCAAACTATTCAAGATGCGACAAAGCATCATTTATGGAAACCAATTACGTAATAGAAAAAGACTACTTCTTTTAACTGGGAAAAGGTAGTCTTTTTCTGTTTTTAAGATGTATATTCTATTCATGGTCGGTTAACATAACGTCTCATTATCGGTAGCAAGGAAAAAGGAGGAACCCCACTCTCACAAGGGAACCTCCTTTTTTTGTTCTATCAATCTATGTTTTTATACATTCCTATTATAGTGCGGTTTTAGGATTCTTGTTTGTTACTAGAATTGTATAAAATCTTGCATACTCTTAGCGTGAGTTTTTTCAAAAACGCTGCAATACCCCCATGCCCATCAACTTAAGAAATCGGTAGTTCCCCAAAACGAAGAAAATTTCGTTCTGGGGACACTTCAAAATATTAGCTTGATGGCCATGCTACGTTACCCTACTAAACATTAATCTTTCGGTTCATATAAGTAAAAATCGTCTTCTCCAGGAAACTTTATAACAATAACTTTTCTATTTTCTTTTTCAAATACAGTAGTAGCTCCTTCTTCATGCGTTTTTTTCCACCCTTTAGCTCTTATAGACATTAAAGGTAAATAACCAAAAGTATATTGATAATCTGCTGGCTTATCATCTTCAACATGGTTAGAAAAAATAAACACAGGAAAATCTTTAATTTTCGACTCTTTCGTCATTAAGAATGTAGAGAGAATCAATAGTAATAAGCCCCCAAAAATTATCTTTGTTTTTTTAAGTTTCACAATTTATCACTCCTATTGATATTGTACTAAATATCATTTTAGAAAAATATAACAAATTAATTCATTTAGCAAGATAAACACAAAAAGTAATAATACCTAACCTTAGCTTGATGGGCATGTGCAATACCCCTAGATTTAAAAAGTAATAAGCAATGATTAGATTTTAAACCTAGTCATTGCTTTATCCATTGCATCTTGGTTTACACCTATATAACGTAACGTGACCTTCTCTGACGAGTGATTGAATATCTCCATGAGTAATGCTATGTTTTTAGTTTGCATGTACATATGATACCCATACGTCTTTCTTAATGTATGTGTGCCTATTTCATCTAACCCGAACTCTGCCGCTGCTCCGCTTAATATTTTATATGCCATGCTACGACCAATTGGACGATTCTTACCTTGTCTGCTTTGCAATAAATACTCATTGTCTTCTCTTTCTATAATAAACCATTTAAGTTCTCTTTTCAGTGCTGCAGTAATTTGTATTCGTTTCTGTTTCCCTGTTTTCTTTTCCCTCATAGATACATGACTGCTTTTAACATCCCCTACTTTCAATTTCAAAATATCCGAGATTCTGAGGCCTGTATTAATACCCATAATAAAGAGAATGTAATTACGTAAGCTCTTTCCCTTAAAATACTCTTTTAACTGCTGTATTTGCTCTGGATCACGTATTGGTTGAACAAAATTCATTATTCATTACCTCCAGTTTCTTCTGCCTCATATACTTCTAATCTAAGAGCAAAAGCTAATTTATAAAAAGCATTAGATTTATTTCGTCTATACGTACGCTCACTCATACCAATTTCGTTATAAACCATGTAATCAAAGACTTCTTCATCTTCTAAATATCTTTTTACAATAATATCCCTTTGGTTTTTACTAAAACGACTTAATGCCTTATCAATTTGAAAAGACAAACGCTGTAATTTCACTTCTCTTTCACTCATAGCAACATTTGCTAAAGCAATATCTTCAGCTGGATTCCCTACTATATTTGTTGGACCGTGATATCTTACCTCGCTAGATGCTGTAACCTTCATCTCATGTCTAATCATCCCAAATTGTCTATAAATACGAACATTTTCAAGAATTTCTTCTAAACGAACCTGCGTTGCTTTGCGGTCAATTTCAGGTAAAAAAGTTAATTGCATCATATTTAATAACACTCCTTATCTGTTTTATTAATAAAAAACAAAAAAAACGGACACCAAACTACAGAGCAATATTGTTCATGCTCTTATAGTTTGATGTCCGCTGGTTCTTCCAGTAGGACTAAACGTTTAATTGTAATTATTATATCACCTTCTTCAACAACATTAATCTATAATTTCTATAGACTATTGATTTAATTAATAAAAAAAGATTGCTGAAAAATTAATCAGCAACCTTTTTTATTAATTTATTAATTTATTAATTTATTAATTTGTTAATTTCAAGATTATCCATTGTGAATCACCTTGAGAATCTTTATCAATATTAGCATAATCCTCATTTTTTCTATTCCCACTATGTTGAGTTATATAAATAGTTCGTTTTGAAGTATTTTTACCTGTAACCAATAACGAATGCCATTTTCGGCCGCCACCAGCATATTGATATTGAAGTACATCTCCTGGACTCGATCCATAATAAACTTGCATAGGACTCCATGTTTTTGTTACATTCGTTGAACGTGGTGTCCAATATCTATAAAACATTTCCACATTTATCCACGATGAACTCACTCTATAAGAAGGGACACTTAGATCAATTCTTTTACTGAACCAACCACCATCAGTAACATACGGTGACAAATGACTAATCTCTCCTGGCATATCCATTCTCATTCCACCCGCATAAAGTGCCTGTGAAACGAAATTTGTACAATCTCCGCCAGCTCCAGATCTATCATCATAAGCAGGATTTCTTGATAAAGCCCATTGAAGTGCATAATTAACAGCAGCCTGCGGATCATAATAGTAATAAGCACGTTGAACAGCCGCCTTTTGAACAGGCTGATAAGTCTTTGTCTCTGAAGAATTTTCTTTAGTATTATCTGGTTTCAAAATTTTTGCTTCTTCCGCATCTACTTCTTCTTTTATTTGTTTAACAGTTTTATTTGACACATGTTCCATAGTAAACGAATCATTCTTATTTATAGTAGCACTTCTCGCAGTTACCGCCTTTGATTGACTCGCTTCACTTTTAGTTTTTTCATGTAGATATTCAGCAGCGTAAGTTAGTATTTTAGTATATTTAGGATGAAGAGCTAACTTTGCGTCTTCATGTTCTTGAAGCTGATTTATTAAATACTTTTCATATTCCAATGTACCAACTTTATATTGAATGCCATTTTGTTTAAAATACTCTAACAGATCCGCTTCTAATTCTCCTAGAGTTGTATCATCAAATGAATTCTCCACTAGATAACCATATCTATCAAATTCATATGGCTTATCGTCAATAAAATACCATTTGTTCGTATACAGTCCAGAGTCTTCGAAAGAATAGAATACTTTTTTACCATTGACTGTTTGCCATCCAAATTTTTGTACCACATTTCCATTACCATCATACTCAAACCATCTTCTTTTTTCAGCATTGTAGCTCCAATTACCTGGCTTTTCTGAGTCAAGATTGATCCACTTAGGCCCCTGATAAGTTACTACTTTCCACCAACCATCAGCTCGTTTTTCAAGTACTGCAAGGAATTTTTGTGGTCCAAATTGAGTTCCACGTGAAGATATGAATGCAGGTTCATTATATGTATAAAAACTCTTACTAACTGCTGTAGTTTCTGCAACACCTGGGTACATCCATTTGTCGCCTTCCCAAGTTTGAACTTTCAACCACCCTGCAGTATTTCCATCTACCACTCTAATAGTAGTAGGGTTATAAGGTACTTCCATGTTTCCTTTTTGAGATGCAAATGCAGGCTCATAAAACACTAAAAATGGTTTATCGAATGCTTTTAACTCCCCATCTAGGTTAACCCACTTATCCCCCTCATAAGTAGCTACTTTCCACCAACCATTTGTACGTTTTTCTTTTACAACAAGCGATTTTTGTGGTGCAAATTGATTTCCACTAGCTGCTTTTTCAGATGTAAATGAAGGTTCATTATACGCATAAAAGTATTTATCTACTTTTACTGCTTCTGAATTAGGGAAAATCCACTTATCTCCTTCATTCGTTTTAATCTTTAACCATCCATCTACTTGCCCATCTATTACTGTAACTACTTGAGGAGCAATAGGCTCATTATTGTTCCCTTTTGGTGATGTAAATTTAGGCTCAGCAAAAGTAATATATGGTTTCTCTATTTTCTTTTGTTCTCCTGTAATATTAATCCATTTATCACCCTCATAAGTGACAACTTTCCACCAACCATCGGCACGTTTCTCTTTAACTCCCAAGGCCTTTTGTGGACCGAATTGGTTTCCACCATTAGACTTTTGAGAATTAAAAGATGGTTCATTATACGCATAAAAATACGCATCTAAAGGTTGTTTTACAACAGTTTCTTCTGCAGAAGAAACATTGTTAAAACAAGGAATTACTAAAAATAACAACATTAACGATAATAATAGCTTTTTAAACAAAATACTTCCTCCTTTTCAACTTTTTACATAATTTATAAATTCATGTTATATAATGTCATATTTTCATTTAAAAATCTACTAAAAATTTATTTTTTTTTTGAAATAATCTATTTATTATACCGAGACCACATCTGCACTTTATTTATTTTCCATTAATGTATTAAATCAACTGAGTCCTTCGTTCATCCATACGAGCTACTTTTCCATTTTTATATACAAACGATTGTTCACCATACCCTGTAGTTGGTGGTTCAATCGAATAAACCTGTCCATCTTTCACAACGTAAATCATATTTTCTAATAATGAAATTTCAGCTTTCATTTCCACAATATTTTCACTAATACCTGCCACCGCAATCACTCCCAATTATGTTATAATTACTTTGTCGAATAATTATGTCGGGAGCAATCTCGGCTTTTTTATATGCTTATAAATACCGCACAACATTCTCCGGAACAAATGATTGTTCCAAGGATAGATAAAGTCGTATTGGAGTCGGCTCTTTGCTATCCCTTGCTCGTTTACATATCTCTTCAGCTTCTTCCCATACAAATTGTTTATCCTTCACTCGCTTATAACGCCAAATCCCAATTGTATAATTCTCAAACAACTCATAACGTTCATCAGGCGCTGTTGTTGGTTTTAATTCATCAATCGCTTTGGCTTGACTTGGTATTTGCACAACCACATCTGCATACCGTAATTTTGAATTCAAACGGTGAATATGAGCTTTCTTAGGATCAAAAAATACTACTGGTTCCACATCAAAAATTGTTAATTGCTTTGGCATTGTTTTTCCCCTCCAATACCTGCAAGCTTGCAATTAAGCTTCCTTCAAGCTGCGTTAACGTCAGTTGATCTAATGTTTGTCCGTTAATTTCAGCTAATCCTAATCCCAATAATTTACGAATGATTGCTAGTTTTCTACGTTCTACTTCCTGACGTAACAACATAATTAAGCCTCCAGTTGATGATTGAACTTTCTCTCTAAATTTACAAACTTACTAAATTCTTTAATAAATGCTAGTTCAACAACACCAACTGGGCCATTCCTCTGTTTCGCTAAAATAATTTCCGTTATGTTTTTATTTTCTGTCTCACGGTCATAGTAATCTTCACGGTATAAGAATGCTATTAAATCCGCATCTTGCTCAATTTGACCATTCTCACGTAAATCTGATAGCAATGGCCTCTTATCTTGCCTGCTTTCTACCGCACGGCTTAACTGTGATAATGCAACTACACATACATTTAATTCTCTTGCCATCAGTTTTAACTTACGACTAATCTCACCTATTTCTTGCATGCGGTTCCCTCTATGCTTTGGATCGCCTACAATAAGCTGCAAATAATCAATTGCAATTAGCACCTTTTTATCAGGGTACTTACGCTTTAGTTTCCTAGTTTTAGCGTAAATCTCTTGCATTGTGACATTTGCTTTATCATAAATTTCTAATGGCAAATCATTAATTAATCCCATCGCTTGACTAATTTTTTCCCAATCCTTTAAATTACATAGTTTCTTAGGATTCTTTAATTTTGTAGCATCTATATTTCCAGTACTTGAAATCATACGTTTAAGTAACTGCTCTTCTCCCATCTCTAGTGAAAAGATTCCTGTTGCTGTATGAGCACTTGCTGCATGAAAAGCAACGTTTAATACAAATGCTGTTTTCCCCATTGAAGGACGGGCACCGACAATGATTAAATCACCTTCTTGCAACCCTGCTGTCATTCTGTTCAAGTCGTCATAACCAGTTGGTATACCGGTTAAATCTCCTACATCAATTTGCATGTTCTTATACAAATCAACAAGCGTATCTTTCAAGTTAAACTCATCTGAGTAACCCGTTTCTTCAATCGCACTTAATTCATCAATCGATGTACTAATAGCACTCATGTCCCTATCTTGCTGAAGGCGGTTATATAAATTACCAGCAACCTCTTGAGCATGTCGCATCTTCCAAGCTTCAATCACTAAACCTTCGTGATACGAGAAGTTTTTAGTTGTTGTTACAATTTCTGTTAGGTTTACAAAGAATTCAATTCCGCCAATTTGACTTATAAAGTTTTCATCGAACTTTCCAATAAGGGCAACAAGATCTATTGGAACCTCGGCATCCTCTAATTCTCTCATTGCCTTAAAAACCACTTGGTGCGTTGATAAAGAAAACTGTTTTACCTTTAGCTGACAATCTTTAATTAAATCGCCTTCTTGGATTATGCTACCTAAAACACTTTGTTCAGCTTCTACGTTACGAATCATATCGTTACTCATTTGGCCAACCACGCATTCTGTTGGTTAAGTACTGCAAGTTCTTCTTCTGTTGGAATGTTCTGCTCCCATGCTTGTTGCTGCTGTATTACGTTTTTAGTAGTTTCCGATAACCCTTTTTGTTGATAAGGAGCTTGTGTCTGTTGCTGAGCTTTTGTTAATCGCTGAGCACGAAATGCTTTATCAGCTGCCTCAACATCAGTTACTGTTTTAAAGCCTTTAAGATGCCAATCTCTTAAAATCGTATTTACGTAAGACATGTTTCTCGTATTCTTCTCTAAAGCAATCTCCATAGCCTTAATAACTAGCTCTGCATTTAAATCATCTATCCAAGCATAAATACCATCTGCGATAAAAGGTGTAATGAATCCGAAGTTTTGCTCGTAAAAAGAAATTGGATTAACCTCAACAACTTCTTCCGCGCTTGCGCGTTCTTCTTGTTGTTGTTCTTTTTCTTCTTCTTTTTCTTTTTCTTCTTCCTTGCTAGGGTCTTGGAAGCCCCTTATAAGCCCCTCCAAACGGACCGATAAATACTCCTTAATACGAGGGATTTTAAAATCTTGTTCTCGTTCTAATTGCAAGCAAGTTTCATAGAAATCAACTAAAAAACCCTGGTCCTTTACAGATTGAATTTCTTTTAAAACACACTTTTCAATGTTTACATTTTTAATTGGATTAAATTTTAGCCAGTTTATTAAGAACAACTCTTTTGTTTTTTGGTTGTAATTAATTTTTCCGTACTCAGCAAAACGTTCTAATAGCTTCATAACAGTTTCGCGATTGTATCCTGTATCAGTTTCAATGATACGAAGTGGAAGCTCATAGATTCCTGATTGAGACGTCTTACTGTTTGTCATCAAATATAAGTAGAAATACTTCTCCTCCGGTGTAAGATCTAAAACAAATGAATCCTGCCAAAATGAAACGTGTACTGGTCTATAAACTGCCATATTATTCATCCTCCCGTTTACACATCGCGAATCCGTCCTCTACACGTAATAAGCGATAATTCTTGTATCCTGTTTTGAGATATTGTTTTACTAAGTAAATTAGGTGTTGCTCTGATGTTGCTTGTTGAAACACTTTAGAATTCAACAACACTCTATGTAATGACTTGTCTAAAAGCATGCAACACACCCCATTGTTATACGAATGCTAATTTGATATAATTAATCCTAAGATCTTTTTGCAAGGCCATTTATCTATCACTCTGCCAAGTGATAGCTTTTTTATTTTCTACGTGTCACTAATGAGGCGTTAACTCCTCTTGTTCTTAAATCCTTAATCACTACACGATAGCTCATCGAAGCCTCATGTTCTTCTTTTGTATCACGAAGCATTTTAAATTCTTTCATACATCGCTCCAGTTCTTCTTCCCAGCGATTTGATTCTTCAGTTGATTCTGCATTAAACATGTTATGAACACATGCAACCATACAGTTATGAAGTTTATCCGCAAACGAAAAGTCTCCCGGAAGAACTAGATCATGAAGACAATCGTATTTATCGTTCATGAATTACATCTCCTTTCTGGTCATAACGACAAGCACAGTACTTTTCTATTTTTTATAAAAATATTAAAAATCTATTATTTTGGTACACTTTAAATTCAATGGTAGAAACTACAAGTTCATTAATTCACCCAAAAAATTAATATAATGATATAATTATCTTGTAAAATATATTGTCAGCTACTGTTGTCTAGGCGGTAGCTTTTTCTTTTGCCCATTTATGTTTCAAAATAAATGACGCTTCAATAATTTTGATTCGAATCCCCAACAATTTCTTCTCTTGTTTTAACCCAACTGATTTTGAATCCTCATTAAGTAATTCTGCTATTTTAATTTCACCAGTTAGCTTTGCATCATAGCGTATTAGTTTCTTATATTCTCTTAAACTTGGTTTCTTATAATCTACTGTCATTTTTCTTCCTCCTTTACAGCACCTTTGTTAAAGTCATTAAGCTATCCACCGATTGAATAATAACGTTCTCCGCCATAGCCTTTTGCAACCAACTTCTTTGTATTTGTTCCATAATGCCAAAGTGTACTTGCTCAAGAGCTTGTACTACACATTGAGTGGCTTGGATTGTATCGAAGATTTCTTTTGCATGAACTGTGTATTCATGTTTCTTCTTTTCATCCAACTTCCATGACCTGGTTGCAACTTGTAAGTTCATGATTTCCTTCGCTGCCGCAATCCCCTCTTCAGCCTGTTTAATGTAGTTCATCAATTGTAGATTTACATCTTGAGTTAAACGTGGATCTGTAGGCGGTAATCCAACACCATAAATATGTTTAATCGCTTGTTGATTCAACTTTGCTCCTGTTGCATGACACCAATCCATCGCAAGTTCAAATTCTGGTTTAGAAAGTCCAGATTCAATTCGGGTTAATCGTTCATGTGTAATACCAAGGTACTTAGATAACCCTTTCTTCGTTTTCAGCTGAACATTATCACAACATTCTCTAGCATTCTGTAATAATTCCCCTATTGCTGAATTGCAGTATATGCTTGTTCCCATATCTGTTCGCCTCCATATTTAGTTTTCAAATGGTTACAATGTATTTAGTACATATGTAACTTGTCTATTTTTCATGTAAAAAGAGAGGAACTATTCCTCAATGTTTTCTTTCACTTGTATTTCTTTGATGATGGCCCAACTAGCCTTGTAATATGCTTGACGGATTTTATCGATATCCTTTTGTGATTTTGGCTCAGGAGCCACAACATGAACTTTCGTTTTTCCAAATTCATAAGTCGCCGCATATTCTTCTTGTTGGCTCATGGTGTCACCTCTTGAAGTGCTTTTTATATGTTTATGCGACGTATCTGTTGGTACTGCCATGTTAGTTGATGGCATTTTCTCACCTGCTTCCCACCTGACAAGTATAAGATTCTTGTACTTTTGTATATCAAATTAAATCCTTTACATCATGCCCAAGAATAGCGGCTAATCTAATAGCCTTTTCAAGATTTGGATTACTATAACCATTTTCCCAATTACTTATTGTAGATTTTGTAACTTGCATTCTATTTGCAAGATCTTGTTGCGTTAACTTACTTTTTTTCCTAGCTCTAATTAATTTGATATTTTTGTTCACTGTCTCGCTCCTTGTATAAGTATTTTGTACTTTTATTATAAGTATAAGATTCTTGTACGTCAACACATTTGTACAATTATCTTGTACAAAGTTTTACAATTCATCTATATAAGGTACAATATCTTTGTACTTTTTATTAACGGGAGGTGCTAAAAATGTTGAGACAAAGACTAAAAGAGACGCGCAAAACGCGTAAACTCACTCAGCAAGAATTAGCCGATAAAGTAAATACCACTAAAGGCACCATTAGTAACTATGAGAATGGTCATAGCACTCCCTCAAACGAAATGCTAAAAGATTTAGCGAATGTTTTAGGAGTAACAACAGATTATTTATTAGGAAGAGACGATGAATCAAAAGTATCTAATATGCTTCCTGATTTAAACAAAAAAGAGACTCGCGATATCGCTCGTGACTTAGAAAAAACTTTAAAAGACTTAGAAAATAGCGAAGATGCTTTAATGTTTGACGGAGAACCAATAGACGATCATACAAAAGAAATGATTCGCATCTCTCTGGAGAACTCAATGCGAATGGCAAAACAATTAGCAAAACAAAAATTCACTCCAAACAAGTACAAAAAAGATTGA